AATATGGTGCAAAAAACAATGATTATAGTTGCTGCAAAGCATAAAGAGTGGGTAGAAATAGTTTTATCCTTTGGTTGTAAACAAGAAACAGCAGAAGATATTGTACAAGAAATGTATTACAAGATACAACTGAAACTTGAAAAGGGTTTAGATATTATGTACAATGAAGAAGAAATAAACTACTACTATATTTTTAAGACTTTAAGAACATTGTTTTACGATTTAAAAAGAAAAGGTAAAAACATCACAATGGTTTCTATGGATGACATACACTTAACCACATCAGATGTAAACTATCAAGAACCATACGATAAAATACAAGAAGAACTATCTAAAATGTTTTGGTATGATAGAAAAGTATTTGAGATAATAAACGAGGGTGAAAGCATTGCAGAATTTTCTAGAAAAAGTCTTATACATTACTATTCACTTTACAACACATACAACAAAGTAAAAAGCAAACTAAAGAAACTTTTATGACAGAAAAATTTTATAGAAACTTAAAAACTGGTAAAGGGTATGAAGAACAAGCCTTGCAACTAATACATAAAAAATACCCACAAGCATACATAAAAGATGGCAATCATAAAGAATGGGATATATATGTACCAGAATTAGATATGGGTATTGAGGTTAAAAGTGATGCACAACATAAATCAACTGGTAATTATTTTTTAGAGTATTACTGTAGAAATAAAGCAAGTGGAATTTCTAGTACAAAAGCAGAATACTTTTTTATATATTTAAACGAATTGTATATAATTAAAACAGATACTTTAAGAGATATATTTATAAAATATAAAGGTACAAATAAAGATAAAATAGGTGGTGATGATCGAAAAAGTTTAGGAATTATAATATCATTAAAAGAATTAAAATATGAAACTAGGTAACATTATTTATTACATTACAAAATATACTGGTATTAAATACCTAGTAGATAAATACCATAAATTAAGAGGTACTAAATGTGATTGCAACAACAGAAGAAAAAAGTTAAACGAAATAAAAATTGAAAGATGGTAAAATTTACTAAAGAAGATTTTGAAAGATGGAGTGATTTCAGATCAGAACTAAAGAACACTTTACAACCTAATGAGTTTGAATTAATATGCCAGTTACACGCAAAGTACTATAACCATAAATACCATAAACCTTGCACTTGCAATCCAAAGAAAATAAAGTTGTGGATTAAACAACTCAACATAATTTGGAATAATGGGAATTAAAAAAATTAATGAGTGGGAAAAGGCAGTTGTGTTTTTGCTTAACCTTGATGGTTGGGAGTTAGAACATTGTGGTGATGGTTATTCAAGATATGATGCAAAGGGAAAAACACCAAAGGGTATGGATTGCGTTATAGAGATGAAATTTAGAAACAAGTATTATGAAGATAAAATGCTTGAAAAAGACAAATACGATGCTCTAATGGCTTTAGGTGATGTTGTAAAGATATTCTTTGTAAATGATCCTAAAGGAAACTTTATGTATTACCTTAACACTTTAGAGATGCCAACCCCAGTTAAAAAGTACTGCCCAGATACAACAATGTGGACAAAGAAAAGACTTTTAAAAGATGTGTACTTGCTTAAAGAAAACCAAGCGGTTAGAATAAATATAAATCTTTCTTAAATTTAGTTGTTAAATATTTTGTTTATAATATAAATAATGTTATATTGCATTATTATTAATTTTAAAAACAGAATAAAATGAGTTATTTTAACCAAACAAGTAAAGAAGTAAACAAAGTTTACAAAACAAATGATCTGGATATTTTCAATCCAATTAAGGGTAATAGACCATCTAACCCTATGCACATTAAAAAATTAGCTTATAGCATTGAACATAATGGTTTATTGCAAAACCCTATTATAGTAAATGAAAAGTTAGATGTTATTGATGGTCAACACAGACTTGCAGCAGCAAAAGAAGCAAACTCAAGTATATTTTATATTATAGTAAAAGGCTATAATTTAAAAGAAGTACAAACATTAAATCTTAATCAAAAAAATTGGACTAGTAAAGATTTTTTAAATGGCTATGCAGATATGGGAATTTCAGCCTACGTTAAGTTAAGAAATTTTTCTTTAAAGAACAATGATATTTCATTAAGTAATTGTATTTCTTTATGTTCAAATAGAGATAATACTAATTTTAATATTTCAAATAAATTTAGAGCTGGAAAAGACAAGCCAACTAATTTAAAAGAAGTTTTTATTGAAGGTACTTGGTTAGGATATGATTTTACTTTAGCACAAGAAATAGCAGACAAATTAAAAATGATCAAACCATATTACGATGGTTACAATAGAACAAATTTTATTAAGGCATTATTAGGTATTCTTAAAAATAAAGAGTTTGATTTTGATGTATTCTTAAAGAAACTAAAAATAAAAAAATTAGAAGATTGTTTATCTATAACAGAATACAAGTTACTTATTGAAGAAATATACAATTATAAAAGTAGAAACAAAGTGAACTTAAGATACTAACAAAAAAACAAAGGGGTGTAAAAACCCCTTTTTAAATTATGGAAGTAAACAAAGCGGCTTGGGAAAAGTTAAGAAAGCAAATAGAATATCACACAGAACAAGATAGTGATATAACAGATGTACATATTAACTACCAAGTAAAAGAAAGAAAGAATAAAAATTATTTAAAACTTAACATAACAATAGACAAATGGGACAAGATAACAGAGTAGAAAAATTAGAGGCACAAGTTGAAATATTAAAAGCACAATTACATAGATCACAATCACGCACTTACATAGGTGAAACACAAGGTTTATGTTGTGATGATGGAGAATTGTATATTGATTACGATAATGATAAAAGACTTGTAATGGATGTAAACCAACTTTTTAGGGACTTACCATCAATTATTAGTATGGTATGTAAAGAGCAAAAGAAGATGCAAGAAATGTACCTTGAAATGATTAAGGAAGCAACAATAGAATTATGATTTTATTAGTAGATGCAGATAGTTTAATTTTTGCAAGTTGCTATCGTAAAAGAGAAACACCAGATGATGAACTATACTACACAAACATAGAAGATAGTAGGGCAAAGTTTGATGAACAATTTATGTCAATAGTAAACCATCTAGAAGACAAATACCCTATAGACAAGGTACTAACCTTTAGTGGATCAAAGGGTAACTTTAGAAAGTTAATCACAAAGAAGTACAAAGCCAACAGAAAGAAACAAGAACTGCCACCACTTTTAAATGAGATGCACCAATTTGTAAAAGAACAATATGATAGTATATGGGGTTACGGTGTAGAAACAGATGATATGGTTGCAAGGTATTGGAAACAAATTAGTGATGATATTGGACGTGATGAAGTAATGATAGTATCAATTGATAAGGACTATAAACAATTTCCTTGCTTAATGTACAACTATCACTACAAGCACCAAGTTGTATTAGACATATCAGAAGAAGAAGCTATGTTTAATTTTTATGAGCAATTTATAATCGGGGATAGTGCAGACAATGTGCAATATTTTCGAGGTCGGGGTAGGGTGTTTGCTGGTAAGTATTTTAAAGACTGCACAACAAAATACCAATACACAAGAAAACTATATGAATTATTTAAACAAGAATACAAAGGTAAAGCAAGACAAAAATACACAGAGTGCTATCACCTTTTAAAATTAAGAACACAATGAAAGATAAAATAGTAGAAGATTTAAAAAGAGAATTTGATATAAGAAGTTGTGTAGGTATAGACAAATACAAAACAACACTACAAGACAATAACAAAGATAATTTCTTGCAGCACCTAAAAGAAGAACTTATGGATGCAGCTTTATACATACAAAAACTACAAAGTAAATAATATGCAATACAATACTGTAATGACAATAATGGAAACACCAGAACAAGTAAGTGATTTACTTATTAAATTATCTGGCATAGATATATACAAACAAACAAGGCAAACTGAATACGTTGAGCATAGAGCTTTGCTTTGTCATATATTAAGAAACAAACTTGATATGAGGTGGGTAAGTATATCAGACTTTATAAAATCAAAAGGTAAATCATTTGACCACGCAACGGCAATTCACGCAAACAAAATGTACCCAATCTATAAACACTCAAGATTTGATTACTATGATAAACTTGAAAGCAGCTTTATCATTAAATCACAAATAGAGTATAGTCAAATATCTAAATTAGAAGTAATACAAAAAAATTATAAAACACTAGAAAAAAATTATTTTATAGCAACAGAAAAAATAAAAGAATATAAGCTAAAAAGTAAAATAGGATTAACTAAAAATGAAATTAATTATAGGCAGTTAGACAAAGAACAAAGAGCAATGTATGATGAAAGAGCAGCTTTAGTATTAAAGTCTTTTGAATGGAAACAAAACAATAGTGAGTATGAAATAATAAACTGTGCAACGTGATTAAAAAAGAATGGCTATTTATGCAAACACCAAAAGAAAAAGCATACCAATTAGCAAAAGCATTTTATGTAGAAACAACAACAAGCACAGAAGCAAAACAATGTGCTAAAGTACATATAAGACTTATACTTGAAAACGAAATAATAAAACCATCTAACAACCAAGCAATAGAATACTATCAAGAAGTACTAAACGAAATAGAGAAGCTATGAACAGAAAGAAACTAATACAAAAGCTACAACAACTATTTGACAAATTACCAAAGGGTAAAGAAAGAAAAGCAATAAGAGAAAGACTGTTAAACTTAAAGCTGAATAAATAACTTGTTTAATTACGTTATATAATTGAATAAACAAATTTGTATCAAATGGATAAAAGAAAAAACAACGGTGGTAAAAGAGATGGTGCTGGCAGACCAAAGAAAGCAGATGAACTTAAACTAATAGAAAAGTTAGATAACCTTATTGATAATGATGAGGTAATTAAAACACTAGGTAAACAAATACTAAAAGGTGATAGCCGTGCTATGTCATTGTACTTTGGTTACAGATATGGTAAACCAAAAGAAAGTGTAGATATAACATCTTCTGATGGTTTCAATATTAACTTTAATGATATTATAAAGTTTAAGTGATAGACATAGATCAAAAGTATAAACCTATCCAAACATCAGATGCAAGGTATTATATTGTTACTGGTGGTAGAGGTTCTGGTAAATCGTATTCTATAAACTTACTATTGTTGTTGCTCACTTATGAAGCTGGTCACACAATCTTATTTACAAGGTTTACATTATCATCTGCATACATTTCTATAATACCAGAATTTATAGACAAGATAGAAACACTTAAACTACAAGATCATTTCTATATAACAAAAGATGAAATACGAAATAAGCTATCTGGTAGCAAGATAATCTTTAAAGGTATCAAGACATCAAGTGGTGATCAAACAGCCAACCTAAAGTCTCTAACTAATGTTAGCACGTGGGTAATGGATGAAGCAGAAGAACTACAAGATGAAAACATATTTGACAAGATAGATTTAAGTGTAAGAAACCTAAACCAAAAGAATAGGGTAATCTTAATTTTAAACCCAGTTACAAAAGAGCATTGGATATACAATAGGTTCTTTGAAGATAAAGGTGTACAAGCTGGAACAAACTCAACCAAAGGCAATACATCATATATACACACCACATATTTAGATAACATAGAAAACCTATCTAAAAGCTATTTAGAGCAAATAGAAAACATTAAGAAACGTAGACCAGATAAATACAAACATCAAATGCTTGGTGGATGGTTGGCAAAGGCAGAGGGTGTAATATTTACTAATTGGAAAATAGGACAATTTAAAAAAGTAGGTGTTAGTGTGTTTGGACAAGATTACGGTTTTGCATCAGATGAAAATACATTAGTTGAAACTAACATAGATACCACAAACAAAATAATCTATTTAAAGGAATGCTTTTACTTAAAAGGTCTTACCACATCACAGATATCTGAACTAAACCTTAAACACGCTAAAAACCATCTTATAGTAGGTGATAGTGCTGAACCAAGATTGTTACACGAACTGAAAGCAAAAGGTTGCAATGTAGTCAAAGCAATAAAAGGTCAAGGATCAATTACATACGGCATAGCATTACTACAAGATTATGATTTGATTGTAGAAGAAAACAGTATAAACTTAATCAAAGAGCTAAACAACTACTCCTGGTTAGAGAAAAAGTCTAAAACACCACAAGATAAATTCAACCACATCATTGATGCAATCAGATATGCAATCTCATATCAACTACAAAACCCAAATAGAGGTAATTACTTTATAAGCTAACTTGCTTATAATTAGCTACTTAAAAATTATTTTAAAAATAGTTGTTAAATTGTTTGTTTATAACTAATAATTAGTTGTATATTTGCGTATAACTAATTAACTAAAACAAAACATTATGACAACACTACAGAACACAACAATGAAAAATGTAATATCAAAAACATCTTTTAAACCAAATAGTATTGAGGCTAACCTATTGTTAACGGGTATGAATTGTGGATTTTCTTTTATAAAATCATTTAAGTTAGCAAAAGCATTAACTATTAACTAATAATAACGGGGGTGTAAAAGCCCCCTTAACAAAACAGATATGAAAGACACAGTTAATTTACCAGTAGAAGAATTTCAAAAGCTATATGCTATTAAGATAAGGTTAGAAACCTACTTTAGTTATATGGAAGATGACAGAGGTGTGTTAAAGTCTATTGCACCAACTTTTTTAGATGATGCAAAAGAATACATTAAAGAGTATAACGAACTGACAAATGAAAAGGTATAGAACACAAATAATAATAGTATTAATATTAGCATTTTTTGTAATTGTATTAAATGCTTTAAACATATATATAAATGTATAGTAATTGTTGCGGTGCAGAAGCATCTTATTTAAGTGATGAATTATGTGGTGAGTGTTTAGAACACACTTGCTTTAACGAAATAGAAGAATAGATATGAAACAGATAACAGATAAACACACACTTGTAAAAGTTGTCAGACTAAGAACTGCCATTATTCTCGAACACTGGCGAAATTTAGAAACTGGAATAATT